TGTAAGTGTTGCATCTAAAGCTAATGAGCCTGATGTGCCAATATTGGCAGTTACTGAACCAGATACAGGTTGCGTCACAGCTGAGCCATCTACTTTTAATCCATTAGCAGTTGTAGTGAACTTAGTCAATAATCTTTTAACTAAAGAAATAAGTGAGAATGTACCAGTATCAGTAGTCGCTGAAGCATCAGCTTGAGCACCTAAATCTGTATCTATATTGTTTAATGAAGTATTGGTAGTAGTTTGATTTGCAGAAGTAGCAGCTCCAGTTGGCAATGGCAAAGAACTTGCTGAAATTGGTACAGCAGATTGATTACTCGCTATTGCTACAGGTAAACTGTTAGCCATAGTGTTTTGACCAACAACACCAGTAATATCACCGATTGCTGTTGTAAGTGAACCACTAGGTGTTACTTTGGCATTTACATAAGTTCCGCCACCTGCTGATGATTTGCCTACGATTACTGAGCGATTAAGCCCTGCCAGAGTGCTGTCTGTAATGGTGTCTGTAACTTTTGAAAAGTTTGAAGTTGTACCTGCAGCCCAACAAGCAGAATACATTATAAGTTCTGTTGCACCAGCTGTAGATTTTTGTATGTCTAGTGTCAATGGTAGGTTTGGATTTTGAATTGATGGAACTGTTTGGCTATTGGGGATTTTTAATTTATGAAATACTACCCAAGTTCCATCTGGGCTATAAACTTCAAAAAGTATTTGTGCTGCACCGAGCCAGCCATATCTAATTCTATATAAGTTATCTTTAGTTGTGTCTAGTGCTTCTGGTGTGCCATTTCTTGTAAATAGTGAAGATGAACCACCAGTCAATGTATCAACATTAAAACTTGCTTGTGCAGTTGTTGTGTTAGTTCCACCAGTTCGTTTAGTAACACCGAATGATGTGCCTTCATAACCTATAAAGAAACCATTATTTGTGTCATAAAGTCCAATTCTCTGATAAGAGTTTGCTATTCCAGCCGTAAATATAGCTGTAAATGCTGCATAAATTTCTGCGTGTGGGCGATAGTTTACATTTAATACACTGACAGCTTTAATTCCACCAGAAGTGTTTGTGCCTGAAGTAAACTTAGCTTGACCACTAAGATTAGATGAAGAACCGCCACTTGTATTTGTAACTGTAATATCTGTTATAGAAGCAGGTGCAGTTGTGGCAAAGTCTATTTCAACTTGGTTATATCTTGAACCACTTACAGCTGAGTTAAATATATCTGTAGCAGCTGATGAACCAGTAGTAGTTCCACCACCACCGCCACTTGCATCAATAACTTTAAGATTAACGCCATCAAATGCTAATTTTTCAAGATTTGCGTTAGCTAATTGTGAAATACCTGATTGAGCAAGTGCTGCAACGGCATTATAGAAAGATTTACCATCACTTAAGCGAACTGATATAGGATTATTGGCATTTTGTGGAAATACAACATTTTGCTTTTCAACATTAACAATAGGCTGGCTATTTACTATCTCACGAGCTAGATTCTTTATTTCTGTTTGTAACTCTTTGAGGTTTGTGACTACCACTTCTTTGTTCTTGGCGTCTGTGATATTTTTCACAGTCACTTCTTTAACTGGTTCTTTGGCGTTATCAACAACAGCCTTGACAATTCCAGCAGTTACTAGCTCTAATTGGTTTTGTAGTTTCTTGCTTAATTCTTCAAAAGGCTTTTCGTCAATCTCTATTTTGTTAATGACATTGGCAGTTATCTCGTTGATAACTTCAGTTTTCATTTTGGTAGGCATTTTAGGAATTGGAATAATAGCCGAACCTTCAAGTCTTTTATTGATGTCTTTTAAGTTCTGTACTGTTTCTTCTTGGTACAATTCTTCATCTTTGTTCATTTAAGCTCCTGCTGGTTCTCCAGATGGTACTATGCTACAAGCACAATTTGGGTGTAATGGTGGCACATCTATTCCTCGATATTCAATTCTCATTGTATCGCCTTTATCTGTTGATATTATATCACCGATATTTATAAAATCTTTACCTATTTCTTTTTTCTTTCCAGCATACATTTCACAAAAATCACAAGCATTTGGATTTGCATACCATTCGACATAACTATAACCATTCTGGGAGTAAATTAATTCGGCAGTACGATTTCCAGATAAGTTTGCTTCAGTTTTAGCAATTCTTTCTGCTCTGTATCCTTTAGCTTCCTGATAAACAGATTCAACTCTCTTTTTGATTTTAACCAAACTTTCATTATTAGTTTGTCCTTCGGTTATAGTTTTCTCAAGAGCTTTTAATGTATCGGTATTATATACGCCAGCTATTTGTTTCATTTCTACTTCTACAACTTTTCTGACTTGTGGTGTAATCTCTAAAGCTTCTCCTGTGATGAAATTTGCAACTTCTACTGATTGTTCTTGTATTAATTCTAATACTACTGGTAAAAGTAATAAAGCAAGTTCTTCTGAATCTTCTTTTACATTATATAACCAGTCTTCATAAGCTTTACTGCTTGCATTAATTTTATCTATTACACTATTCTCCTGAGCAGTAGCAAAATAACTTATTATTCTTTTTATTTTTTTAGCATATTTCTCATTAGTATTCATTAACTTAACTCTGAAATCTTCTTTTTTTTGAATCATAAGTTTTTCTATTTCATTTTTAGATTTAGCTTTTTTAAATATAATCTTTTTTTTATATGCCTTCTCTTCATTAGGGTCTGTAGGTGCAACAGTTCCAGTTGTTGTAGGCAAATCATCACCACCTTCAATTGGTGGGTAGCCTAGTTCTTCTCGAACTTCGTTTACTGTAATAGCAATATTAATTAAGTCTTTATGTACTTGATGTTCAAATGTTTTATCTTCCGGTACTGGACTTTCGTGTTCTACTTCAATAATTTCACCTTTTTGCTTAACCCAAATTGCTTCGTAGATGTTATCTAAGCGATTCATTAAAGGTTCAATAGTTTCTTTATTATATATATAACTAAATGCTTCAATGGTGCTTCTACCAAATCCTGAGTCGTTAGTCATTCCCAGAATTTCTTTTGGAACTTCAAGCATCATTAATACATCATCTTTTGCCATCTTTCGTGTTATTTCTTGGTCTATATCTTTAAGAGTTGCTCCAACAGCTTTGAAGTCTGCTTGACCGTTGCGAATAAAGGCAGTTTTGCCGGCATTCTCTGGACCTTCATAACCTTCTCTCCATTGTTGTGCGAATTGTCTGAATGCTTCCCTGTCCATATTAGGTAAGCTAACAATTCCAGATGGACTAGCATTGTTCTTTATATAATTAAGAGTAAAGCGAGCTGTATTTATTTCAGTATCAATATAAGTGCTGGCTTTTTCCATAACTGACATTCCACGCCATTCGTTAAATGGATTAGGTCGTTTGTCGTGGTGTATTTCATCTAAACTTAATGGAACTTGCTCTCCATTATTTTTATGTAGCATATAGCCAACTAATTCACCATTATCTATTACAAGTTCTATCTGAGCTGGGTTTAATAAATAAATTTCTTTTATTTTATTAGTCATTTCACCTTTGACTAAATACCAGAATGTTTCGCCATATATTTCAAATAACATTGCATACAAATGAATAAAATCTGTTGATGTTTTTTGTATTGGATTAGGATTATCAAAAAGATTATATAATGGATGATTAACATAAATATCACCACCTAGCTGAATAACTCGTGGTTCATAGGTGCTTAATGACATACCTATTTTGTCTATTGCTTTATAAGTAATGCCAACTAATTGTCTTGATGGTGAAAAGCTTTGGTCAGCTTGATAGTTTCTTAATACTTGACCAGATATAGATTGACCAAGATTTTGTGCTGTTAGTGCTTTATATGCAAAGGATAATCTGTCTTTAAAATTCATAATTGCCCATTTATGGTCTCAGAAGGACTCTTAGTGAATTATAACATAATTTTTTTATAAATAAATATCATTTAAGCCAATAACATCATTACCATAAATTTTAGATACAAAATATCTTAATGAGTCGCAAGCATCATCATTTTCTTTAATAGGTTGGTCTGTTTCAATTCCATCTTTATTAAGTTTCCAAGAATAAGTCTCAAGTTCATCAATTAGGTTTATACACTTATCACTAACTCTTAATCTACCAGAATGAAAAGCAGATTTAACAACATTGATTCCTTCTGATACACTATCTCTGCCTTTTTTAGCTGGCTCTAAAAAGAATGGGAGTTCTCGGTTTAATTGTTCAATAGCAATAGGGTCTTCACTATCGGCAACGGCTATATCAATATCAATTCCTGATGTAAGTTCTTTAATAGCTCTTAGTCGCATCTGGTCGTCAAGTTTTCGCATATATAATTCACGCATAACAAAAATATTATCATCCTTGTCTAATGCGTATACATATGAAGCAAGAGGATGGTTATATCCAAAGTCAATACTTAATCCATATCTTTCAATTTCGAAAGGACAATCTGATAGAGCATTATCTCTAATAAATTCAGTATATATTCTACCTTCCAAATCTGTAAATTCTGCTAAATATTGTTGAGCAAATACACTTGGTGCAATATGTTTTCTTTTTTTATCCAGTTCATCTTTTACATTAGGTATCGATTCATTATCATAACTTGTGAAATGAAAGTCTTGCCATTCATCTAATTGTTTACTCTCATCTATAAGAGATTTAAATTGACCTTTTCCTCTAGGCATAGATGTAAACCAAGCAGCTCCTCTATAATCGAGTAAAGTAGGTTCTATAACATCAGACCAAGCTTTTTTTAAATTTTTGGCAACTGCGGCTTCGTCTAGGTACACTTTGTGATATTTCTTACCAAGCATATTATCAATAGAATCCCAAGAGTATAGTTTAATACGAGAACCATTTTTAAATCTTAACATTAATTCACTTGAATTTTTATAATCTAACATTCCATCAGTAAATTTAATATAATCTTCCCATACAACATCTTTGGCGTGTCCATAAGTCAATCCAACATAAGCTAAAGATAAATTAGGATATTTCAAACACAGAGTAATAGAATCTATAATAATAAAGAAAGTCTTGCCAGTTCTTCTTCCACATCTTAATATTTTAAATCTTGAAGTGTTATTAGCTACTTGATTCTGCCAAGTCAGAAGTTTCGGCAGAGTCATTGTTGTCAATTCTGAATTCTGGTTCTCTATCATATGCTTTATCTATTATTACATTAAATGGTTGTCCACCAGTACTCAAATCAATATTATCACCCCAATTCTCTCTACTTCGTCTTTTTAATACTTCTAAAGCAATTTTAGGGTCTTCTGAAGCTGCATTTGCTATTGTATTACTACTTATAGCTATTAATTGCATTTTTGCTTGCTTTATTTCACTCCAAACTTTTGGAAATTTTCTCTTATATAGATTTAGAGTACTTTCAGGTATTTTAGAATAATCACAAGCCTGTTGTTCAGACATTCCTCTCTGGAGTAATGGAAGAATTGGTGCTACAAATAATAAAGCTTCTTCTTCAGTTCTTTTACTACCTTTAGACATTTGTTCCACCTATATAATCTGCACATATTAATTCAATTGCACGAGAATCAGATATATTATCAGGGTCTGTGTCTTTTACAAGTTCAATAGCTTGTAGAACAATATTATAAGCTTCTTTGTTCATTTTGATATTTAAAGTTCTTATATTATCATTATTATCTTCTTTATCTTCTTTTAGATAATCTTCAAGTTTAAATTCATCTAATTTTAATAATTCTTCAATCTTGTCATCTTCGAAAGGCAAATATTGTCCATTATCTTGTAGTTGTTTAACTATTGGTGATAAAAGTATATTATCTAAAGGTACTTGAAGTTGATACCATAAAGTTTTATTTTTAGCTTCTATATCATCAACTTCACCACAGTCGTATATTGAAATTTCTTTTTCATTTAATTCTGTTAGACTATCATATCTTTGTTGTCCATCAATAATTTCATAATCACTATTATTATCAGGATTAAATCTTACGATAACTGGTAATAGTTGACCTTCTCGGCGAATTGATTCTTTAATCTTATAATATTCTTTTGTTTTCTTTAATTTAGGATTCCAACTATTTGTTCTTACATTATCTAAATTAATATTTTTTACTTTATTTATATCAAATGAAATCATATTATACCCTTTCTATTAATAATTCTATATCTTCATCAAATACAGGATATTTTTTATTAAAATAATTCTTATTCACATTTTCTGCCATATATCTAAACAATGCTATACAAGTAGTTGATAAATTTATTCTTTCAGTGTTTTTGTCTGTGTTAATAATATCATATTTATTTTCAAATACTTTTATATTACTTGTAACTTTATCTTCATTATTATTAGCAATCATTCTTATTAAATTCGAATTAAGTTTCAATTTATTATGTGGAATTGTGAATTCACCATATCTTAATGCAGACATCCAAGAAGTAGAATCTGCAGAATAATAACCACCTTGTTCTAGTAAATCATTTGAAGTGCAACCTAATAAATGAATTTTTATATTAGGATTTATTTCTAAAGCCATTCTTATTAATTTATTTATAAAATCTTTAAGGTATTTTTGTTTAAGGACAATTCTTAATTCAGGAACAGAAATTGCAACAAATGGATATTTTTTACACATTTCTTCCCAGCCTTTTATTTCTTCTTCAATATGCCATACAAAAATAGTTTTATTTATATCATATTTTTTAATAAATATTTTTCTGAATTTTTCAAGCTCTTTCATTCCTAACACTTTATGAACATCCATCTCGACTATATAATCTTTATATTTAATTCGATTAATATTATCTATGTATTTATGAGTATAATCTTCTAATTCTTTATATGAATAAGTTTTATCACTTCCAGCTCCAAACATCATAGTAAAGAGTCCAGAATCAATTATAAAATTTGCTTTGCTTTTTAATCTATGATAGTCATAAACAAAATTTTTATCCATTTTATGTTTACCATTTGTTAAATGATAATAACTTAATAACATATATGGATTATTGGCAGCACAATTACAGATTCTATTTACTCTACTCTCACAACCTGCAATAAATAGTTTCATACTTCTAAAATTACTCCATTTTCACCATCTTCTGAAACTTCACATCTTACTAAATCAAACTTTTCTATTAAGTCTTCTGCAATCATTTCACACGATAGATTTTTTAGTTTTCTATCAGGAAATTTATTAATTAGATACTTTTCTATATTATGTTTTAACACTATAAATTCAATATCTCTATCATTATGAAATACAGTTTTATATGCTTTAATATTAAAAATATGGCGGTGTTCATTTTTTAAGTATATTACTTCATCAATATCGCAATTTAACCACTGATGAGTAGCTTCGAAAAATACTTTGCAATATATTAATTTTTTCATAATTTCGGTGGAAAACCTGTTGACTTATAGTACCTGATAACAGATAATAATAATGTAATCAGTAGAAAGGATTTACAAATGACAGCAAAAGAAATTTTAGAAATAATAACAAGAGAAGGAAGTTTTGTTATTTCAGAAGAAGATACTTCTTCAGACGAAGCAATACATTTACTACTTGAACAGAAAATTGTAGTCTGGAGTGATGAGTACGATAGTGACGAAATCATTCTAGCGTAACCAATTAATTAAAACAAATCCTAAATAAACTCCCAAGATGCCAATAATTCCACTTAATACAGGTGGTGCTGGAATTGGGAGTTTTAATAATGTAAAAATAATTCCACATATTAGTCCAGCTCCAAACGATTGTAATAATATTATCATTTCATTAACTCCATAAATTCTGCTCTACATTCTGGTATATCTTTAAAATAACCAATTAATCTACTTGTAGTTGTATCAACATCATGAGTCTTAACTCCACGCATTTCCATACAAAAATGTCTAGCATTTAGTACTACTGCAACTCCTAAAGGTGATAGTTCTTTATTTATTCTATCTGCTATTTGTTGGGTAATTCTTTCTTGATTTTGTAATCTACGAGAGTACATTTCTACTGTTCGTGTAAGTTTAGACAATCCGACAATCTTTTTATCTGGTATATAAGCTACTGTTGCTTTTCCAAAAAAAGGAGCCATATGATGTTCACATAATGAAAAGAAAGGAATATTTTTTTGAATAATCATTTCATCATAACCTTCAGAATCAAAAACTGTAAAGTTAAATTCTGGAGTATCAAGAAATTGTTTATAAAACTTAACTACTCTTTTAGGAGTATCTAATAAACCTTCTCTGTTTGGATTTTCTCCTAACACTTCAAGTAATCTCGTTATAATATCTTGTTCATCATTTTCAGTATTTTCATAAGGAAATTCAATCCATCCATCTATATCTTTTACATAATAATCTACTTGTTTATTATTTTTTCTATAAATAACTGCAAAATCATTTTCACTAAATTTTTCTCTAGTTTTTCCACTATCTATTAAATCATCTACTATCAAAGTATCTTTTTTAATTTTATCTTTATCTACTAAATTTATATTTAATAATTTAGATAATAATATTCCTATTGGAACTCCACCTCTAGGAACAGAATATATATTCGAATATTTTATATTTGATTCAAGTATTTTTTTACTTAATAGTTCTATGTTTTCTATTAATTCATTATAAGTTACTTTATACACCTCTTTTAGCTCCCCATATTAATACATGCAGTCTTGTGGTTAAATTAAAATTATTTTCCTTTGCTACTTCTACTAATTCTTCTTGATGACGATTGACTTCTTCTTCAGTTCTTCCTTCGGGCATCAAAAATACTCTTTCATGAGGTATAGAATATTTTTCAACAATTTCTAAAATTTCAGGTAAATCTTCATCATTAAAAACTACAAATTTAAAATCTGCTTTATCTAATTTAGAAAGAGTTTTCATACTGTTATCTTTCATTCTTCTTTTTAATTCATTATTAGAATTTTCTAATTTTGGACTTACATTAAATTGGTCTACAAGTTCAATCATTTCTTCGCTTGGAGTAATAGTTCCATTTGTTTCAATTTCCACCCACTGTAACGGATTATTTCTCTTTAATTCTTTTATAAAAGGAGCTAGTGATTTTTGTTGTTGCATAGGTTCACCACCTGTTATAACTAATCTATCTAATTTTTCACCAGAAACTATATCAACTGCTTCGCCGACATTTAATAAAACTTGTTCATTTTCTCTATCATAAACTTCACCTTTATCGTGAAGCTTTGCCATTTTATCATTAAAGACCCAAGTATAAGGTGTATCACACCAACTACATTGCAGGTTACAACCAGACAAACGAGCAAATACTACTGGTCTGCCAATATTTCTACCTTCTCCTTGAACAGTTGTAAAAATTTCTGGACTATCTATCGAACCTTCTTGTTTTGCAAATCTCAATACAAAATTTCCAATATCTCTCGAAATTTGTTCATTAAATTCAATAGAAAGTTGTTCGTTAGAATTAGAATTGAATTTTTCCATCTTATTTAATTGTATTGAGGAGTATATATAGCCCAACTTGCTTTTTCAATACCTTTGTATCCTTCACATACTTTAACTACTTCTACTATAACATTATCAAGTTTATTAATCCAATCTGCTAAAACTATTGCTATATTTTCGGCAGTTGGTTGCAAAGTTATATGTTCTTTCTCAAATATGTCGTTAATAAATTGATGGTCTAATTTATCTATAACTTGTTTAATAGATTTAAAATCAATTACCATACCGGCTTCATTTAATTTTTCACAAGTAACTCCAACTTCGACACAATAAGTATGACCATGGAGTCTAGCACAACCTTTTGTTGCTAATTGAGGTGTATCTTTTAATTGATGAGCTGCATCAAAAAAATGCTTAACTGTTATAATCATTTATTTCTTCCTTTATATCCTTTTTAGCTTGTTCATACATACTAACACAAATGGCGACTGCTTGAGCTTGGTTTTCTGCTGTTCCTTCTTGAAGAACTTGAGGTACACAGATTTTTAAAAAATCATCTTGGCTTTGTCCTGGAACTGGTATTGGCATTTTAATAACCTTCCATTATTTGATTATATTCCCAACGCTCACCATTAAATTTAAATTTCGCATTACAAGTACTTGGGTCTGTAGGTCGTATTATACCATCTTTGTATTTATGACCAATGTGTAACTCCATATCTACATATTTACTTCCAGATATAGATAAAAAGAAATTTACATCTGGTCCATAAGCTTCATCATTCCATCTGCAATTTCCTTCTAACCATTTATCTAGAGGTGACAGATAACAATATAATCCCATTGCATCTACTTTTTGTAATCCTGTTTTTGTATAATCTACTGATTTGAAAGATTTTCTATCTTCAGCAATATGCCAAGCACCAATACAATATAAGCCATGTCTACCTATTTGTATGCCTGATATAGCTGAAAGGCTAGGATTATTTATATAATGTCCTAAAAGGCGTTCTAAAGCGTTTTCAGGCAGGACAGAATCACCTTCTACTTGCCATACTAAATCAGGTTTATATTGTTTAACATATCCAATTAATTTTTTATGATTTTCAGCAATTTTTTTTCTTCTATTATTTATTCCTACTGCAGGACTTTCGTCTACTAAAATCATAATTTTATTAGGTTGTATAGTTTGTTTTAATATCTGCTCATCAATATTTGTTCTATCTTCAACTTGGGCAATACATAAAATATTCATAATATTGATTCCAATGCGGACTGATATTTTGGTAGTAATGTTTGCCAGCTTATAGATTTAGCTATCTCATAAGCCTGTTCGCTTAATTTGCTCATATCTTGATTTCTAAACCATTCCATCTTTTCTACGAGTCGTTCGTGATTGGCTTTGTATATAGTTACTTGTGTTCTAGGAGTAAAATAATCTTCTACTTCTGCATCTACTAGCCACTCTGCCGGCAAGAATGAATTATTTGGTTCTATGTTGGTCATAATAACTGGCATACCAGATGCGAGTGCTTCATTTAATGGAAGACAATTTCCACCATATTTTCTTGGCAAAACTAATATATCTCCCATTTTATACATTTCGGATGCATCAGCAAATCCTGAAAAAACATCAGCGTGTCTAAACTTTTGTCTGATGTGCATTGCAAGTTCTTCATCTTGACATATCACAGTACCATTAGGATTAGCAAACATATAATCCCAAGTGCCATTTCTGTCGTGTGATGCTTGTTTACCTGCTATATGTAACATTCGGCTTGTTGTTCTATTTTCATATTTGAAATCATTTAAGTCTACTGGGTGGTGAATCTGTACAACTTGGGTGTTTCGGCTTCTGGCGTGATTTTCTATTTCGGTTTGTTGCCAAACACTCGGCAATATAATTAAATGTGGCATTTCATATTCTGGGTAAGATATATGGTCATAAAATTCAGGATTTTCAACACAAACAGTTTTAACTCCCATATCTCTGGCTATTGAATAAAGATGCATATTATATGGAGTTTCAGCAGTTAATAGAACATCTGTATCTCGTAAAATATCATATACATCTTGGTCGTTTGGAATTCCTCTATAAACTTGTGCATTAGGATACCATTCATAATGCTGTTCACCATTTCCATTAATATCAGAAATGTCAATTATTATAGTTTTGTTTGGTTTAAGGTGTTTATAATAAGCTTTTGTCTGATAGCCCAGACCTGTTTTGTCTGCCCTTGCTATCAAAGTTAATCTCATTTGTATCCCCAAGTATCATCATCACTGGTAAACTTGCGTGTTCCATCTCTACCATCAGTGTGGTAACTTCGCTTAATATTGTTGCCTTCTGGGTAATAAATCCATAATCTATGTTTGTTCCAGCCGATATCGCCATATTCGTAGCAATCTTGATGTACTACTCCATGATATGTGTCCTCAATAAATGTTTGTTCTGGTATTCTGGGAAGTACTAAATCTTTATAGTATAAAAGACTACTTAAATGTGGTCGTTGTGACCATTGCATAGTTCGCATAAATCCATTTTCTGCTCCAAGCATTAAATGATTATGGTCTTTCGGTATAACAGCTTCAAAATGATAGCGAATAGTGTTAGCGTGTCCATCTTTTATGAAGTTAATACATTTTTCCCAATCTATTTCACAATCTGGGGTTAATGGTGTATCACCTTCTACATAAAGTAACAATGGAGTTTTAATCATATCTATTGTGGCTCTCATCATAGTTGATTGATGACTATGTTTCTCAAAAACTATTGGGACAATGTTTTTGTATTCGTGCAAACACTTCCAGAGTATTCTGTTTTTATATTCCATATAATCTTCATATCTATCAGATTGTTCGTCACGAAGGCCGTCAATTTGCATAATAATTTCACTATCTGGCAGGTGTGTGCGAATCGTACTGATAGTTTCGTCAATTATTCTGGTACTGGGGTGACTTGGAAGCACAGATGTGACTAATATCACAGTTATTTCTTTAAGCATCAATTTGCTCCATTAGTTTATATGCTAATTTTCGTTTATATTGAATCCACCAAGCAGTTTGTTTATGCAACAAGTTCTGCCAGTCAGATTTTACATTGTCATAAAGGTCGTCGATTTGCCACCATTCAGTAAGTTGAGGGAATGGTACTATTTCACCGAAAAGCCAGTCCCAGTACTCCCATACATCTCCAGAAGGCAATCTTTTGTCGGCTATTGGTATTGCCATACATTCTAATGATTCAAATAACCTAAAACTGTCAGGTATAACTGCTCCAGAAGGACAAGGCACAAATCTAGCTTTAGTCATTTCTGAATAGTATTCATCTTTTTCAAGTCCTTGAGTAAAGCCTTCAGTTTGAATAATCTTTTGTCTATCTATTCGGCTTTTTTGTAATCCGTCTACCATATCGGTTCGGCGATTGTGTGTTATTTGACCAGCAAAAAACATTTCATATTCTTTTTCAAATGTCTTGGGCAAATATTGGTGTATATGTTGTGGATAACCAGTGCCAATCTTGTTATATTTGTCGTGTTTACCGATGTGTGGATTTTGTACCCATATGTGGATATTATTGTGTTTAATTTTAGTTATATCAAAATCTGCTTCTTCGTCGCCCATTAAAAATAAAATTACTTTAGAAATTTTCTTAAGTTCTTTGTTAATATCAGATTCTAGTCCAGTGTGATGTCGAGCTGGTATTGCAACTATAGCTGTTTCATCTTTAGAAAGCTTTTTAACTGATTTTATTTCAATATCTACCCAATCAGGTGATTTCCACAAATCTCCATTCAATAAGTCTTTAAGTAAACCAAAATCCCATTGTTTGGTTAAATCTGCTTCTGAATTAAGTGATAATATGTATGCTTTCATTATTTGAAATACCAATGTTCTTCGTGGTTAGTTGCTAGGTGTTCGCCTTTATATCCCAAGCTTTCAAGATATTTAATTGTGTCTTGGTCACTATAGTTATAATCTCTTTCGCTAAGGTCTGGGTGAATAGAAACATAAATCTTTGGTTTATGCTTTTTCAAAGTCTTTTCACCACCTTTTAATACAAGAAGTTCAGCTCCTTCAACATCAATATTTAACACATCTGGCGTTAGATTAGTTTGTTCAACATAATCATCTAATTTAATGCAAGGAATGTTTTCATCATTCTGGTGAATATATACATATTTGTTTTTATCAATCAAATCACCATAAGATTGCTCATTCCATTTGTTATATTTTGATGGCGGTCTTTTCTCGGTAGTTTTGTCGCCCATAAGTCCGTCATAAAAGCCCAAAGGCTCTACATCAAGGTTTCTGTGCCATAAGAAGTTGATATTGCCCCAAAACTCAGGTGTAGGCTCAATAAGTACCATATTTTCACCACCAACTATTTGTGCGTATGCTAGATTACACCAGCCTTGCTCAGTTCCAATGTCAAAAAATACATCACCTTTTTTTAGTTCTTTTTCCATGCTAAGTACTCGTTCTTTTTCCCAGTAATCATATACATCCCAGCTGGCTAATGGTTCGTTAAGAATAAATTCATAATGATAATCAAAACTTTCACCTTTACGAATATATTTGACTACTTTGTCTACAACCTTATTTCTTGGAATCATCATTTTTTTCTAAGTCCTTAATTATAATCTCCCATCTAGATTTATATGTATGGTTTTTTTTGGTACGTTCGTGACCTGCTTTGCGTATTTTTTCACGCTCTTCATCATTATTAAGATAATAATCTATTTTTTTTCTAAGCTCATCAAAATCACCAAATTTATATGTTACGATTTCTTTGTCTATCTTGAAACAATCTTCAATGCCTTTAATGTATGGAAATATGGTAAATCCACCACGCCCTGTAGATTCGAATAATCTATCGCTAAAATAATATGGATAATCAAAATTAATACAAAGTGTATCACCAATTGCTATTTTGGTTTTAGCGTAAATTCTATTAAGGTCTGCACCTCTAATTGTTCCTGTGTCGCCATCACCACCAACGTGAGTAAATCCATCTTTGTAAGTATCTCTGAGCCAATCAATAAGTTGTGGTCGGTATTGCCATTCTGGGTGATATCTTTTACTTCCAACAAATATCACATCTTTATCAAATGATTTAGGGTCATAATCATTATCTATATAAGTTTCTTCACCATAAACTCCAGCTGGTAGATAATGACCTATGACTTCAGTGTTTTCGTTGAACCAATCAGCCATTAGTTTATCGGTAAGATAAAAGTGTTTAATGCTTTTATAAAATGGGTCTTCGTGAATATCTTTTTCTCGCTCAAGACCAAACCACAAATCGAGATGATAAGTAAGTGTCGGTATATTAGCTTTATCTAATATCTTGAATACTTGGTCAAGAGTTAAATTGCCAGGTGTTTCCCAGCCGTGAGTATGAACAAATACTAAACAGTTTGCGTTTATAGCTTCGTTTAATATTTCCTCGCTACTAGCTTGACCTTCTTGAAGCCTAATTACATTATTACCTAATTGTTCTAGTGAATTAGCGTGATGTGTTTCGCTACTATAATTGACTTGAAAATTTCCTACAAAAACTATCTTCATATCTTTTTATAATACCATATTAATGTTTACTACCTTTTAAAGAATTACATATCCAATGTGCTGGTTGTATATTGCTTGCTATGTAACGCAAATGAGGGCTACTGGAGCGTGGTTTGATGTGGTCTAGTATAACTTCAGCTCTAGTAACTTGATTTCCACATATACCGCATATAAATGATTGCTGAGGATTATCTTTTAGCCACTGTGTTCTAAACTTTGCCCAGTTATTATATTGTTTGCCTTTTTGTTTTATTGGCTTGGTAGTTTTGATGGGTTTCCTAGCTAAATAACAGAATGTTTTGTAATGGTTTTCACTACCACATAAATTACATTGTATTTTTTTAGACATAGTTACCCCTCTCCTACTACTTACATATGTAGATTATAACAAAAGATAACTTTTACAGATGTAACCTGATTATATAGAACTGCCATATACAGTTAAGTGCGTTTCTTCTCTCACCATATAATCATTTACAATACTGCCAAGTAAGAGTGCTAATTTTGCTTTTAGCTAGGTATTAGCAAGCCTATTGACAGTACTACCATTCAGTTTTGTTAGGGCTGAGAACCTAAGTTTGTAAAAGTATTTGACAAATGAGTTAACTATCTGCAATAATGTAATCATTACTATGATACGAGCTCCTTTCACGAGGAGCTTTCTCATTTGTGGGCTATTACTATGATAGCTTGATACTTAATATACTATGTTTTAATTTATTTGTATAATTTAATTTTCTGTGGATAACCTGTTGCCTTTATCTATCTAATCAGAGATACTTATAATGTAATAAGTAGAAAGGATTACAAATGAATAATTCAAAAAAAGTTTACAATATAAATCTAAAACAAAAAGGATATTACAGCGATAAGTATTTTATCAGAGTTACAGAAACAGGAACTGTACAACCAGCTTTTAGTAGTTACGGTGACACACTTCTAATAACTCCAAGTTACGATACAGATTATGTTAATAATATTACTACTGGTCAAAACTATACTTACGGTGGAGAACAAGGAACAAAAATACCTGACATAAATGAATTTCCTTTAACAAATACAGAAAGAAAAAATCTAGAAGATTTAATTGATAGAAAAAGAATATAAGTTCAGACCTTTGCTCCTTTTGGAGCTTAGGCTTGCACTTAAGCAAGAGAAAGTAGGAATTATGAAAATAAAAGTAACATATATTCCATCAAATATACAAAGTTTAACAATAGGGGGTTATGGTTCAAAAAAAGCTAAAATAATTTTCTATTAAATTAAAAGGACTAAATTGTAATGAAAATAGTTTACTCACTTACTAACACAATTGGTGACCCAGAAGATTACACTACATTAAACGAAGCAAAGAAAGCATATTTTAAAAATCCAAAAAACTATTGGGATGATATATGTATGGTTTACGACGAAGAAGCTTGTGACATCATTAAATATATTAGTTTAGAAAGTTAATAATAAAAGGAGATATAATGGATAATTTTGAATACGAAATGATTATGGCAGCTTTAATTGATACAGGTTTACCTGAAGATGAAGCTGAGCGTATGATAGAAGATTTTGAAGCTGGTTATTAGTTCAGACTTTTGCACTCTAAGGAGTGCTTAAGCCTGCACTTAAGCAGGAGAAAGAAAGGTCATTATTAAAATAACAGTAATAGACAAGTCAAAAATATATAAAGCAAGATTCTGGGCTATGCTCGATACAGTTGCTGTAATTGATTGGGTTGAAGTAGATGAATAAATCTAACAATCAAAAATGTGAATGGAGTAACTGTAAAGCTCTGGCAACACAAGCAGATACATATCAAAATATGTGGCTCTGCGATAATCACTACTCGGAGTTGGGTAATCTTACTGGAGATTATCAAGACAGATGTATTGATTATGAAGATTTGCAAATGCAAAGAATAATTGAACTCATTGAAAGGAGTAACAATGACAATAACTAAATATTCAGTACCAGCTGAAGTCGAAAAAAAGATTTTGGCAGCAATAGAACTAAAAAAAGAGTTAGCCAAGTACGAAGAAGAAATTAAATCTCAGCTAACTCAAGCAATGATTGACAATAATATATATTCAATCAAGAATGATAATTATAGTGTAACACTTGTTACTCGAAATAACTATAAATGTGACGATATTGATAACATTGACCCAGTGTTCACTAAAGTTGGATTAGATTCGACAAAGATTTCAAGTCACAGTAAATTGTATGGTGAACTACCAGATGGTATTAAACAAGTTGAAACTAAATACATAACTTGGAGAGTAAAATAATGAGTAATATCATAAAAGTAGATGTTAGCTTAGACAATCCAAGTGAGTTGGTAAACTTTGCAAAAGACCTTAAAAAAGTAATCGTTGAACAAAAACTATATGCAACTATACAAGGTAAAAATTATGCTCTTGTAGAAGCTTGGCAATTCTGTGGTGGAGTTTTGAGAGTTTTGCCTGTGGTTGAGTCGTTAAAGGATTTATCTACAGACAACATAGTTAAATATAGAGCAAAAGTTAATCTAGTAAGATTAGAAAACAACGAAGTTGTAGGTTGTGGTATAGCAATCTGTACTAATAAA